CTCTAAATATATTAGCAGCAACAGTATCGTCACCAGCAATAGCTTGCTCAGTTCCTCCGATAGTATCAGAAACACTAAACTTATCAGCGTCAACTACAGTCTTAACAAAGTATACCCTGTCAGCAAGAATGTTTGTTGGCTCAATCTCAGCACTAAAGTAAATAGCATCATTAGCTTTTAAACCATGTGCAGTTAGCGTAATACTGTTGTTAGAAGCAGTTTGAGCAGCAGTAGCTCCAATTTTTGTTTCAATATCTCTAGCGTAGATAATGTGTTCGGTACTTAAACCGATTGTTTTGTACCCAGCAGCTTCTTCGATTGTGTAATCTTCAAAGCCATACTTTTTAGCAGGTACGGAAATAAAATTTGCCATAATAAATAATTTTTATAAATAAATAGTTAGCCACAAAGATAGAAAATCAAGTTGCGATATACAATTAATCTTCGTACTTTTGCATATTAGTATAATTCAATCTATGCAAAACAAACCAATCGTTATAAAAGATGGTGACGAAGGAGAAGTTCTTTTAATCTCAGATTTAAAAGTTTGTATTCCCAAGAAACCAGCAGCAAAGGATATACTTTTTAGTAACCTTCCTGTTAGCGAGCAAAAATGGAAAAGAACAGAGATTCCAGAAAATTGGGATTCAATGTCTATTTCAGAAAGAGAAACATTTGCTTCTCAAGAGTTTGAAAGAAGGCTTAACGGTTTGTGGTTTATGAACAATGGCGTACCAACTTATATTAGTGGGGTACACTATTACTACATAAACTGGTGTAAGATTGATGTTGGCTATCCTGACTATAGGGATAGAGACAGAAGGTTCTTTACATTTTGGGAAGCGTGCGTAAAAGACGCAAAGTCTTACGGTATGATTATGGTAAAGCATAGGCGAGAGGGTGCGTCCTGGAAAGGGGCAGCTATGGCTTTGTATTACATAAGTCAAAACTTTAATGCACACGGAGGATTGTTATCTAAAACAGGTAAGGATGCTAAGGATTTATTTGAAAAGGTAGTTTATCTTTTTAGAGGAATGCCTGAGTTTTTTCAACCTATTATTGACGGTACGGATAATCCAAAGTCAACATTAAGTTTTAGGAAGCCTGGAGAAAAGATTACAAAAAATAATAAAAAGGTTTCTAAATCAGAAGCTCTTGAGTCAAAAATAGACTTTAGAAATACCAGAGACAACTCTTACGATTCTACTAAGCTAAAGTTTTTCATGTCTGATGAAGCTGGAAAGTGGAAGGAGGCTAGTTTGAAAAAGAACTGGCAAATTGTAAGACCATGTTTGACTCAGGGAATAAACATTTATGGTAAGTGCTTTATGCCGTCTACTGTAAATGAAATGACAGAAGGTGGTGAAGAATTAAAAGATGTTTGGAATGATTCAGACATAAAAAATAGAGATGCTAACGGCTATACACTCTCAGGGCTATATAGATATTTTACCCCTGTTTATGATGGGTATGAAGGTTTTATAGATGAGTACGGAAACTCTGTAATAGAAACACCAGAAAAACCACCAAAAGCTATAGAGGGTCACTTAATAGATGTTGGCTCTAAACAATATTTTGAAAATAGAAGAGATTCTATTACTGATACAGCTAAGTTATCAGAAGAAAAAAGACAATACCCTTTTAGCTCTGAAGAAGCTTTCAGGAAAGAAGGAAATACAAGTATATTTGATTTAGAAAAAATATATCAACAATTAGATTACTTGGAGGATTATGGAAGTCGTTTTGTTACAAAGGGAAACTTTATATGGATGAATGGGGTTCAAGATTCAGAAGTTACATTTAAACCAGATAAAACTGGAAAGTTTCTTATTAGTTGGGTTCCGTCATCAGACGAGCAAAACATGTACTACGACAAACTAAATAGTCCAGGTAATAAAGACACAATGGTTGCTGGGTGTGACCCAGTGGACCACGACACAACAACTGATGGTAGGCGCTCCGATGCGGCTGCTTACGTTTTTAAAAAGTTCGGTATGGACTCGGAGCATTCTCACTCTTTTGTTTGTGAGTATTTAGCGAGACCGCCAAAAGTAAAGATTTTTTACGAAGACATGGTTATGATGTGTAAATTTTATGGGTGTGAGATATTAGTCGAGAATAACAAGATAGGACTAATAAATCACTTTAAGGAAAGAGGATACGAGGCTTACCTTATGCAAAGACCAGAACACACACATACTAAGTTTAGTAGAAAGCAAAAAGAATATGGAGTTCCAACGAGTGGTAGGGTTGTTATTAACGCAATATCTGACTCTGTTCAGGCTTATGTTTATGACTTTGTAGGTTATAATCAAGAAAATGAAATAGGAGTTTGTTATTTTGAACGACTACTAAAGGACTGGTCTCAATACGAGCCAGAAAACAGAACGAAATACGATAGTACAATTGCTAGTGGACTAGCCTTAATAGGCGCTAACAAGAATGCTAGAAAAAAAGAAAAAGAAAAGAAAGTGTCACAACCTTTTTTAAGAAGGTATGATAACTCTGGAAATATGTCAAAACTTATATAATTAATAAGATGTCTAAAAAACAAGGTATTTACGCTGGCTATCCAAACCCTTTAGCCTCCGCAGAAGAAAAAATGAACCCCGAGTATGGTTTGCAGTATTTTAAAAAAATGTATGCAGATTTTGCTGGTGAAGATGGAAGTCTTTATGGGTCAAGAAGAAGAAGGTATATTGTTAACAGGGAGTATGCTGAGGGTATGCAAAATGTTGGTAAATATAAAAAATTACTAGGAAACAATGGTGACTTATCTTACCTATCTCTTGACTGGGCTGTTGTTCCTGTTATACCAAAATTTGTAGATGTAATTGTTGGTGGATTAACAAATCAAGATTACGAAATAAAATGTACTGGTATTGACAAAGTATCTCAAGACGAAAAACGTAAAGAAGAAATGAGATTGTCTGCTAAGATGATGCTTGCAGATTTTACAAAAGACCTAGAGATAATGACTGACATTCCACTAGGGGGAGACGAAAAGATTCCTTCAGATGCGGAAGAGTTAGAATTACACATGCAACTTAACTATAAACAAGCTGTTGAGATTGCTATGGAAGAAGGAATTGGTCTTTGTTTTTCTATAAACAATTGGAAAGAAACTACTAGAAGAGTTATTCGTGATTTAACCGTGGTTGGATTTGGAGCTACAAAAACTTATAGTGACAAAGAAGGTGTTCATGTTAGATATGTTGACCCAGCAAACTTAGTTGTTTCTCACTCTAACGACCCAGACTTTCAAGACATGTCTCATGTTGGTGAAGTAAAATACTACACAATACATGATATAAGAAAAATGGCTGGTAATTATTTTACAGAAGCAGAGTATGAAGAAATAGCTTACAGCGTTGCTGGTAAAAATGATAACCCAACAGATGTTCCTACTCAAAAAACATACTACAAAGGATATGAAATGTATCAGTATGACAGCTTTAGAGTTGCGGTATTAGAAGGTGAGTTTAAAACGGTGGATAATTTAAGGCATGAGAAAAAATATAATTCTCACGGAAATTATACTATAAACAAAAGAGATTCTAAATATAAGCTTCCTAAAAAGTCTAGATATAAAAGAGAAATTTTAGACAATCCTGTAGAGATGATTTACAAAGGTAAGTACATTTTAGGAACCGAATTTATCTTTGATTACGGAAGGGCTGAAAACATGATAAGACCCAAGTCTAACAAAAGCAAAGTTAGAATGTCTTACTCTATATATATGCCTAATCAAATCAACTTAAACAATAAGTCTTTAGTTGAAAGAATGATGCCTTTTGCTGACCAAATACAAATTGCGCATTTAAAAATTCAACAACTTATAGCTAAAGCAAAACCTAAGGGAGCAGCTTTTGAAATAGGTTCTTTAGAAAATGTTATGTTGGGCGATGGTGGTGAGTTTACTCCACTAGATGTTCAAGATGTTTACGAAGCTACTGGTAATATATACTACAGACTTCAACAAGAAGATGGAAGTATGGGTAATCCTAATCCAATACAAGAACTATCTGGAGGTATAGGAGGAGCTCTTAACGAGCTAATGGCTATTGTTAATTATAACATGCAGCAAATTAGAACTGTAACAGGGGTTAATGAAACCAGAGAAGGAGCTGCCCCAGATAAGGAAGCTTTAGTTGGGATTCAAAAACTTTCTTTGCTTGCTTCTAACAACGCTACCAGAGGACTTAATCAAGCTTATCTTTCTATAATGGAAGGTTCAGCTAAGTCTTGTGCGTTAAGAATACAGCACTATGTTAAGTATAACAAAAACTATGTTGGTTATATCAATAACATTGGAGATATGAATCTTAAAGCTATTGAGATTACTTCTGACATACACCCTAGTGACTTTGGAATCATCATTGAAGCTTTGCCAGATGAGGAGGAAAAAGCATTGCTAGAAAACAATATTCAAATGTCTTTGTCAAGAGATGAGCTTAGAATAGAGGACGCTATAATGCTTAGAACAATAAGAAATGTTAAGCTTGCCAATCAAATGCTTATACTTAGAAGAAAGAAGTATAATCAAGAGAAGATGGAAATGGCTCAACAAAACTCTCAGATGAATGCTCAAATTCAAGAGAGAGCTGCTGGGGCTAAAGCACAAGCTGATGCTCAAGTAGAGCAAGTCAAACTGCAAGCTAAACAAGCGTCTATTCAAACTGAGTATCAGATGAAAGAAGCGTTTGCTCAAGCAGAGCATCAAAGAGAAATGCAGAGACTTACAATGGCTGGAGATATTAAAACTGAGCATATAAAAATTGCAAGTTCTGATATAGATTCAGATTTAACTAGAATAAGAAAGAGATAATTTTGTTTTTATTAACATAATTGTTAATTTTGCAAACTGAATACTAATTTAATAAATTTTAATTATGGCTGGATTTGAAGACCAGATTGCTAAAGGCTTGGGTGTAAACATCAAAGAAGAAGCAACAAACCAGGAGAATGTGGAAACTCCTATAGTTGAGCAGGCTACAACCGAAAACGTTGAAGTACCTAACGAAACTAAAACAGAACCACAAAACGTTCCTACAAATACTGAACCTACTTCAAAAAGCGAGAACCAAGCTTCAGTTCCTAGTTTTGACGAACTGCTATCCGAAAAGAGTAGCGGTAAGTACAAATCTTATACTGAGCTTGAAGAGGCTTTATTAACCCCAAAACAAAATAGTCCAACGTTTGCAAACGAACAGTTGCAAAAACTTAATGACTATGTTGGTAAAGGCGGAGACTTAAAGAACTTCTTAGAAACTCAACTTAAAGATTACTCATCAATGAGCGAAATGGAATTGGTTGTTGAAAAAATGAAATTTGACGACCCAGAATTAGCTAATGATGAAGTAGAACTTTTGTTGCAAGACAAGTTCAAACTAGATGGAGACGAATATAATGAAAGCCAAGTTAAGCTGTCTAAGATACAACTTAGGAAAGAAAGCAAAGCTGCTAAGGATTTTTTCGAGAATTTCAAAAAAGAAAATGAAATACCTCAAGGATTCAAAGATAAAGAAGCTCAAGTTGCTCAACAGCAACAACAAGCTCAACAGCAACAAAAAGAGTGGGAAACTACTTTAGGAAAAGAGCTGGAATCTTTAAACACTTTGGATTTTACTTTAGGTGATGATAAACAATTTTCTTACAAGATAGATGAAAAAGTAAAGAGTGAAATAAAAGACTCTCTACAATACATCAATAACTTTTGGAATAGATACATAAATGATGACAAGTCTGTGAACTATCAGTCTTTGTTAAAAGATATGGCTCGAATACATGCTGGAGACAAGTTAGATGCTTTTTTAGCGTCACAAGCTGCGTCTAAAGGCAAAGAAGAGATGTCTAAGGAATTGGACAACCCTACTTACAATCCTACTAGCAAAGATGCTAAACCTAGCGAGGTTACTATGAGACAGCAAATTTGGAACGAATTAAACAAGTAATTATTATTTTTAACTATTAAACTTATTTTAAAATGCCTTATACACAAAATGGATTATTAAATGCGGTTCCTACTGCTTACAAGGCGGCTACAACTCAGAACTATGTTTCTACGTTGTCTATCCACAAGCCTGAAGTAACTGAGGAGTTCGTACAGCGTTACGGTGACCAATCATTGACTGGTTTACTAGACGCAATGGGAGCTATGGTTCCTGCTGCTAACAAAAAAGTTCAGCACTGGGAAGAAGACTTCATTCACCAATATGCAAAAACTGATGCTGCTACACTTAACCCAGCTTCGGGTGCTGCTGCAACTATCGAAATTGACCCAGCTTGGGACATCTCCGATGTTACTATCTTTAGAGAAAATGACATCGTTGAGTTTCCTTCAGGTGATGTTGGTATCGTAACTAATGTTTCAGACGCTTCTGCTGGTGCAGAATTAACTGTTTACCCTTTAACTGATTGGATTTCTCCTGGTTCTGGTAACTTGGTAGAGTCTGGCGATGCTGTTATTATTACTGGTAATGCTCACAATGAGAATACTGGTCAGCCTACAAGTATCGTATCTAAGCCTTTAGCTTACGAAAACGACATGCAGATTCTTAAAGAATCTTACATTGTTTCTGGTTCGGAAATGACTAACATCATTTACTTTGAAGTACAGAATCCTGAGACTGGAGAGTCTGGATACCTATGGTACATCAAAGGTGAAGCTGATACTTACAAAAGATTCGTAAACTACTGTGAAATGCAGATGTTAACTGGTAAGAGAGCTACTAACTCAACTTTAAATGCTGTTACTGGTTTTGACGGATTCCAAACTTCTGAAGGTCTATTAGACTTTATTGAGAATGGTGGTAACGTACAGAACTACAACCAATTAACTGGTTTCAACTTATCTGACTTTGATGCAATGGTAAGAACTTTATCTAAGAACAGAGGAGCTCGTGAGAACTCTTTATTCTGTGGTACTGACTTATCTTTAGCTATTGATGATGCAGTTGCTTCTATGTTTGCTGGAGGTGGTGTTTCTTACGGAGCATTCTCTGGAATGGAAGAGTTAGCTGTTGCTTTCGGATTCAAATCATTCATGAGAGGTGGATATACTTTCCACAAGAAAACTTA